ATGGAGTTCTTAGTTCCTGCCCAAGCAGTAGCAGGAGGAACAGCAAGAGTTCAGTTAGACTCAACAATCAGTACAGAAGTTTTTTTCGAGGCAGAAGTTGATATTTTTTTGAATATTCAAGACATTGCGTATCAGCTATTCCGTAATGATGTGCTGCTGACAGATACGATTGTATCTGGAAACTATTTAACTGCTGCTGACATGGAATTGAATACGCTTTACACCTTTAACTCTACGTTTACGTGGGTAGATACACTATTTCCAACCGATCCTATATTTCCCACTGATCCAGTACGTTATCGAATTGTAGCAAATGTAGGTGAGTATGGTGGAGGGGCATTCGGAGCTCAAGTTAGAAATCGTGGGTTTGTTGGTGTGGTTTATCCTACTGACCCTATTCAACACAGCATAAATACGTAAACCGACTCCTATTACAGAGCCGGTTTCTTTTTCGTGGGTTAGCGTACGTTTACATAGGCTTTGCTTGCGGTAATGTAGTACGTGTGTCCTTTTGAATTGTACACGCGGTATTGCGGGTAACCATTAACAGTTACCTTTGCATCGATTGTAAATCCTAATCCTGAATCTAAAGTACCAACAACATCTTTATCCTCCCAAGATGGAGAATCATAGAAACGTAGGTTGTCCACTTTGGATACAACACGTTTTCCTGCAATTGGATTAATTGGCTCTTTCTTCTCAAACTTGATATAAGAAGGATTGTTATATACCCACTGATTTCCACCAAGATTTAGCCATCCATCTTTTTCGCCCCATACTTGGTATGCTTCCTGTTTATTTAACTGGCGAATAACAGAGTAACTTGCACCTGGTCCTTTACGGAGATTTACATTGTATCCCTCAATGTATGTAACGCCTTCTACATTCGGTGTTGGTTCACCTGGTTTAGATGGTTGTTCTGGAACAGAAACGTCACCGTTATTATATGCACGTTGAACATCCGCACGGAATTGTGCTTCTGAACGAACTTCACCCTTTTCAACTTTACCTTGTAACTCTTCTAAACGTTTTTTCGTTCTTTCTTGGGATGCTTTTAAGATTTCTTTTAATTTCATGTCACATTTCCTCCAAAACATTTTTTATTTGTTTAATAAGACTATTTCTTTCACTTTTTCATCTTCCAAAACAGTTTTTACAGTTGCTTCCTCACTTCTCATTTCAATCATGGCTGTATTTTCGCCCCTAGTTTCAATTGAGGTTGCAACATATGCTGGTGTCATATCCAAAATAGAAACTTCTAAAAGCTCTAATTCTTCAATAGATCGTTTTTGAATACCAGCTTCACCATCTTCCCAGGAATCTTTTTCAGAAATAAAACCGAATGACCAGCCACGTAATTCTTTATTCTTTGCTTTATTAATCAACTGTTCATCTGTAACTGTAGCAATGGCCCTTAGAGCAATATTGTCTTCATGCAATTCCAGATTTCCGTTTTCAATAGATCCAAGTTTTCTGTTTTTATCATGGTTAAAAAGTAAGTCCACGTTTTGAGCCTTCTTTAACGCTTTTTCAAACGTCTTAGGTACAATTTTTTCTTTGAAATATCCTCTGGGAGAAGGCAACATTCGGCTTTCCCTATCCACAACATTCACATAACCATCAAGTATGACTTGATTACCTCTAATCTCCACTTTCAATATCATCACCCCCTCCCAATGAATCATCTGTAATCTGTTTCTCACCAATTTTTGATACGTCATTAGAAATATAAATTGCTCGTGATTCAGGTGTATTTTGTTTAGGGAATCCCAGCATTTCCGCAACATTATCAGGTGAAGTAATAGCTGTACGTACAAGATTGTAACCAATATTCGTTTTTGTACTGTAAGTAATAAAATCAAGAATATTAATCTTGATTTTAATTCGTTTATCCGAATTTCGGCCATAAAAAAGAAGACTCAAATGGTCTTCAAAATTTTTCATTATTGGTCTAACTGCTTTGTTATGTAGATACATCATTGCTTTCTCAATATCTTCTTTAATTAAAGCTGTGTATGTATCCACATTTATACCTAAAAACTTACCTAAATCCTTTTTATATACATTTAAATATGCCAAAATCTTTTCATCGTCTAATGGGCTTTCAAGCGTTTCTATTGAATACCCTTTTCCAAGTGGAATCATCTTAACAGACCTTGCATCATCGATTGATTCCAACTGATCTAAAATAGCGTTAATAAGTTTAGACTGCGCCGCATTCTGTGGATTGATATGAGCATCCAATTTTAATAGGAATGCTAACAGTCCACCTTTTTTATACTTGTCAGTTAAAGTTTTCTCGGCTGACATAACGCCTTCAAGTGTATCTCTTCCTAAATCCAGGATACCTTTCCCTTTTAAATGATCCGCACCAATATTTTTGACATGACGAATCATAAACGAAGGAATTTCTTCTCCACCGATATTAAAATATTCTACTAAGTTATCATCTAACTCCGTATAAACGTTTGAAGCTAAATGTACTTGGTCTCCATTTAATATCGGGAACGTTTCTCCCTCGAGCAAATAGGTATTCGTCATTAATTTAATGAATTCAGATTGTGTTAGATAATCGTTAGGATTCTTTAAAATTTGAAGTGCAACATCATCTTTGATTTCATTACCTTCTTCATCTTCCACAACAATAGCTGCCAACATCATTTGATTACTAATATCTTGTAACAACTCATAAACATCACTTGATTCCAAGATATTTGAGTCAGTAACATATACGCCACCATAACGAATACTTTTTCCTAAAACGTCATCGAGATAACCACGCTTCTCTAACTTACGATACAAATAATTTGAAAATCTACCCCTTAACCCCAATTCCTCACCGCCTTTCAATTAACGAGTATTTCGGGATCCTTTAAGATATTTTTGTTCAGATTTTAATTTTATGCTCTGTTAGATAATTATGTTGATATTTCACAAAAGAAAAAGGACCATTTTTTTGGTCCTTTTGTTGATTTCCATATTCAAGTTCCGCACCATCATAAGCTTTGTTATGTATGTTAGACAATTACCCAATTATACATGGACAATTCCCTATAAAGCATACAACCAAATATAATATCGTAAAAACTAAGATTAAGATAAGGAGTGATTGCCTTTGTATCATCGAAATTGTTTCCCTGTCCCTTATACTTATGAACAATGTATGGCAAATTGTCAGTCTTTAGGAGGATACTCTTATGAATGTGAGATGCCATGTCGACAGTACAAAACAAGGCCTTGGTATATGAAATGTACAGGACATATGACATATACACCTACAACACTCTACAGCATGAGTCAACCAGCACATTACAGTCCACAGCCATATTCGTATCCTGTAAGTCCATTCTATCCAGTAAACCCAATGACCTATTTTATCAAATGTCCTGAAGGTCAAACACCAGTAAAGGTATGCGATGGACCTTTCAGTTGTTATTTGGAATGTAAAACGTTAATACCATAGCTCTGATACTACCATAAAAAGGAATCAGTTTTCAAAGCTGAATTTATATTATCAATCTGGAGACTCATAGCGATAGTTAGAGATGGTAACAACCAAAAGGACCCTCCAAATGGTCCTTTTGGTTAATTCCTCATTTGGTTCAGCTCTTGGACTCAAGTGCGGAAAGGCGTTCCTCGAGGCTAGCTAATTTCGCATATAACTCAGCATTTTCAGCCATTAGCTTTTCGCTTAATCCTTGAATAGCAGCCAAGGCTACCCCCTGCAAATCTAAACTTGAGATGTGTATATCATCATCTCCATTTAGTCCAAAAGCGGCTTGGAAATCCTGAGCAGTTGGGCCAATGTGACGTATCTCATTTGAATCTGCTTTATAGTTCCATGATTGGATTGGCATTTTCACTAGGTTATTAAGAATTTCGAGTGTGTTAACATTTAAAAAATTTTCTTTTTCATTTTTGTCACTGGTAAGTGTTATTCCTCGAACTTGAACGTCACCATTATTTAGAACTCTAAAAACTTCAGCATTTCTATTATCTCTTCCAATAATAATATTTCCAGTTCCCCATTGGTTAACAATTAAGGCTGATACGTCTCTACCTCGAGTCGTAGCGATAAGAGCGGTATTCTTATTACTCTCGGCAGATACGCCCGCGCCGGCATCACTAATTCCATATATACCTGTTCCACTTTGACTTCCCCCGACCACACCTGTCCCACTTGTACTTAACCCAGATACACCCGTACTCGTTTCACTACGGCCCGACGTACCCCATCCATTTATACTTTGCCCATATACACCTGTACCACCATCGGTATTATTACCAAACACTGCAGGAACATTTTGAGTATTAGAGTCACCCACTACGTTAGGCATTTGTATTCCTCCTTAAGTACTCTTTCAATCAACCAGATATCGGTAAATCCTTCACATTAAAAATATATTTTGAATGTTATATTTAAGAACTAAAACTCAATATGTACCTTGTTTATTCTCGGTTTACATAACAGTTTAATAAGAAAATTAACATATCCTTTAATTGCGCTTAATTTTAAAATAATAATAGTCAAAAAATTCTCCTTTCTATCTATAAATTTCATCAAGCAACTCGTCTAATCCCTCATCACTTACTTCATTCATCATCATCATTGTTTCTTTATGTGCATTAAGCAACGCTACAAACCCATCAATTTTATTTTGACTTTGTTTTTTAGATGGTGCTTTTAACCCTTGCATATTAATAAAAGCTACAACATTTTCAATACAATAAATAAGTAGTGGATTATCTGTTTCAACTTTCCTATCAAACATTAGTAATTCAATATCGTCAAATGGAGCATTCATACTTGATGGATACTGGCAAACTTCTATACATTCGAAGCCTTCTTGTTCCAATGATTCAACTAATTTAACAGCATGTGCTGGATCATAGTTAATTTGTTTCACGCTATAAATTTGCGACCGCTCCTTGATATAGTCTAAAACCATATCATAATCAATGGTTTTTCCATCACATAATGTCACAAATCCACGTTCAACCAAATTCCTATAAGGAATATTTTCAAGTTTTTCTCGTCCCTCTATGCCCTCTGATGGGATAAAATACATTTGCTTTACTTTTAACTTGGTTTTTCCATCATCATCAAACGTTGGGAAATTTAAACTAACACAAGTTAAATCAGTAGTTTTAGAAAGGTCTAATCCAATTACACAATCCAGACCACTTAAATCTCCTAAATCTTCTACTAGGCATTTTTCAACAGTTTCTTTCTCGAAATAAGTACCACTCGAACGTACAAATATGTTTAAATGCTTGGCCAAAAACTCATCTTTTCGTTCTGCTGATACTTGCGCTTCTTTGAATTGATTCTCTAGATAGTCTTTCTTAACTGAAATACCATAGTTCGGATTAACCTTTGTCCAAACCTTAGGATCATCCCATTTATCACCTTTATCTGGTTCGTAAATTAGAACAAACCAAGAATCATCATTTACTTCTTCGTTTAAAATTTTCTTAGAGTAATTGTAAATCTGTAATCCGACACTTGTTGTCCCTTTTCCAGCTGTAGAAACAATGGACATTAAAGGCTGAGAGCGTGAACCCATGCCAGATTTTAAAACATCGTACATATCAGCATTATTTTGAGCATGGACTTCATCTAGTAAAACGAAATAAGGGTTTTTCCCATCAAGCCCTTTTGTATCTCTAGATAAAGGTTGGAGCATGTTTTTAAATTTCTTTCCGTCAACAGAAAAAGAGTAAACAATTGAGTTTACTCCACCTTTTGGCCCTCTATATATTTGTGTACGTTGTGCTAAATCTGGACTATTTTCAATTGTTATAGCAATCTTTTTCGCTGAAATATTTGCCTGGTCTTTATCGGTTGCTGCGGTATAACATTCAGCACCAACTTCGCCATCTCCATATAAAGCATAAGTGGCTTGTCCGGCGGCAATCGTTGTTTTTTCATTTTTACGTGGAACTTGAATATAATCTGTTCGAATTACCCTAACAACTCGGCCTTTGTCATCTTTCTTTTTCCAACCATAAATATTAGTAAAGGCAAATCGTTGCCAATCTTTTAATTCGTAATTTTGTCCAGCAACATCACCTTCTGCATAAATACAGAAAGTCTCCATGAAATCCATTGCCCTATTAGCTTCATCAAGATCTAACCAACTATCTTTTCTTTTTTTCCACCGTTTATATCGTTCTACAGCTTTAACAACTGTTTTAGGATATTGTTTTTTATTCCTTGTAACTTTTTTAGCGAACTCATCCGCATAATTTATACCGCGTTCAATTATGGTTATTCCTTCCACTTATTATTGAATTTTTGGAAGGTATCGGTTTCCAGTGGTTCTTTTCCTTGTCCTGGTATATCTTTCGCTAAAAAGTTGAGCAATTTCTCATAGGCTGCGGTATATCTATTAATCATGACGTTATAAGATTTTTGAGCTGGATTTTCCATAAGCATTTTTTGAGAGCCGTTTTGAAACATATAGGTTGGTCCTTTTGTTTTTATGGTTTCTTCTAGTATTTCAAGAGTGATAGTCATAAAGGCTACACGCTCGATTAATTCTCTGACCGCTTTCTTCTTATCAACTGGTATATCTTTAAAAATATCATTTAATCGTTCGATTTCCTGATCAATCAACTCATCTTGTTTTTTCTTACTCAACTTCGCCATAACTCTATCCCCCCCTCATGTAGAATTTGCTTTGACACACGTTTGACTCCCCCTAGCTATCCCCCTAAAGAGTAAAACTTTATTTTTTGATAGGGGGGATTAACAATTAAAGTAACTAGGAAAGACATTTTGTTTTTTATCTTCATCTTCGTTTTCTTCAATCATGTGACAACCAGGACACAGCAATCTAAGATTATTTGGGTCTAACTTCAATAAAGGATTCTTTCTAATAGAAATGACATGATGTACATGTGCTTGCCTACCAAATACAAACCTTCCACATCGTTGACAGCAACCTTGTTCTCTTTCATAAACAAAAGAACGCATAGCTTGCCATTTGTCCGAGCGATAGAAAGGTTTGTTTTCGTGATGGTAAATATCATTCTTTGATTTCTTCTTTTTACGTTTATGCTCTTCGCAATACAAACCTTTTGTTACCTTGTTATTGCAATCATTGAAATTACAATACTTCATGATAATAAAGCAATGATGTCTTCTCTCTTTTTCACATCAGAAGGAATTTCAACATTAATCGATGCAGCATAGTCACGTAATTGCTTTACTGTCATGCCATTAAAATTAACCACCGTCTTATCAAGTTCACTTGATAAGTCCATGCCCAGGATCATACTCTCAGGATTAACAGTTACTTCGAATCCTGGTTCTTCACCTATAGGAACAAATAGACTTTTCTTTTGTATCCCAATACTCAGTACCAGATACAGTTTTTCTAATTTCTACAATCATTCCTGGTCACTCTCCTCTATCTTTGTTTATTTTGTTATTCTCCACCATTGCTACAACACTTAATAAATTGAAAAATATCTACCCAATAAACCAGATGGTTAAAATAAAGTGCTTATAAATAACTTCCATCACACAACTAATTATCCTTATTTTTCCTTTATTGATTATTTAATGAATTTATAAGACTTTCTTTTTTGAGTTACACAGTACGAAATTTATGGGTAACTATATAAAAACAAAAGAAAAAACAATGATTAGATTTTAAACCTAGTCATTGCTTTATCCATTGCATCTTGGTGTACACCTATATAACGTAGCGTGACCTTCTCAGATGAGTGATTGAATTCTCCATAAGTAATGCTATGTTCTTCGTTTGCATGTACATATGATAGCCATACGTCTTTCTTAAGGTATGTGTACCAATCTCATCTAATCCAAATTCTGCTACAGCTCCACTTAATATCTTATATGCCATACTGCGACCAATTGGACGATTCTTCCCTTGTCTGCTTTGCAATAGATACTCATCGTCTTCTCTTTCTTCAGTGAACCATTTTAGTTCTCTTTTTAATGTAGATGTAATTTGTATTCGTTTTTGTTCCCCTGTCTTCTTTTCCCTCATAGAAATGTGACTACCTTTTACATCTGATACCTTTAATTTCAAGATATCAGATATCCTCAAGCCTGTATTGATTCCCATAATGAATAAGATATAATTACGCTCACTCTTTTCCTTAAGGTAATCTTTTAATTGTTGTATTTGCTCTGGATCACGAATAGGTTGAACAAAGTTCATTATTCATTACCTCCGTATACTTCCAATCTAAGAGCAAAAGCAAGCTTATAGAATGCTCTAGATTTAACACGTCGATAAGTACGTTCACTCATCCCTATTTCGTTATAAACCATGTAATCACATACAGCTTCATCTTCTAAATAACGCTTAATAATGATGGTCCTTTGATTCTTACCTACCATTCCATTTCCAAAACGATTTAATGCCTGATCAATATGAAACGACATCTTCTCAAGCCACTCTTCCCGTTCGCTTTGTTGTAAATTTACTATAGCAACATCTTCTAACGGTTTTCCAGCATCGTGTGTAGGTCCATGATATCTAACTTCATAAGAAGGAGTGACTTTCATTTCTTTACGAATCATTCCAAACTGCCTATATATACGTACACTTTCAAGAACACCTTCTAAATTCTCTTGTGTTGCTGTTCTATCGATTTTTGGTAAGAAAGATAATTGTTTAGTCATGTAAGACCACTCCTTTTATTTATTAATTACTTTTGTCTTAATGCTCCACGTCTACGCTCATATCGTGGTCCACGAATCCCATCAAATCCTCTAAATCACGTGTGCTCAATTCTCTTTTCGTTTTTTCTTTTTTGCTTGATTCGCTTGCTTTTTCCATTATGATTCCTAAAACATTAGCTGATGAACTGCTAGCACATAAAAAGTGGCAGAATACCAATAATCTTGTTTTACAAGATGCGTATGAACACGAATTAGACTTAGTATTTTCTAAAGTCGATGGAAAGTTCTTACCAAAATCAACATTGTTCAATGCATTCTCATGCATACTTAAAAAAGCAAATCTGCCTAAATTAGAAATTCATTCATTACGACACACCCACGCGGTTCTTTTATTAGAGTCTGGTGCAAGTATGAAATACATTCAAGAACGATTAGGACACAAGAGTATTGAAATCACTTCCAACGTTTACTCTCATATTAGCGATAAAATTAATAAAGATTCCATTTCGGGGTTTGAAGCCTATATGAATAACGTATTGGGGTAA